CAACAAAATTACCGGCTGCTCTTCTAACATCTTGCGCTTTACCAGTACTACCTATTCCAAGTCTTCCAATAGTATTCCCAGTAATAGCAGCACTCAACCCAGCAAGAATACCACCTTTTCTTTCAGTTGTAAATTCTGAACTTGCACTTACCTTTGGTGTTTTTTTATCGATGCTTTTGATGGAATCATTATTGGTCTTTAAAATACCGAAATTTTTATTCAAAACTTCAAGTATTTGTTCAAGATTTTTATTCATTGCTTTAAGAGAGTTAGTACCTGTGTTACGGGTAAGTTGCCCCTCTTGCTTGATTCGTTCAATTACTGCTTCGAAACTAGACATTTTGTTTCTCTAATCTTTCTTTTTCTTCTTTTAAAAACTGTAATAACAATTCTAAATAAATTTTTCTTTCAAATGGTATCATATTATCTAGCTCAGTCAATGAATATTTGTGGTGTTGTATTAATGCAAAATTAACATAGTAATGATTAATCAACGAATCATGACTGAGACCTACATAAAAAAACTTTTAAGACCCTCCAAAACAACGCTTTCATCTTTACCACATTCTTGACAAGTCCATTCTAACGTTGTTAAAAGTTTTGGCATTGTTTCAAAAAATTTTTGAATTTCTAAAAATTGTACTTGCGTTAAATTCGTTAAAAATTCTTTCATTTCATCTTTTGTAAAATCATCATAAACATTCTCTTCATCATACACGCAAACAACACAATTACAAATAAGATCCAAAATAACATCATAATCTTCTTTTTGTATATTATCACTATCTCTAATATCAACAAGAGATGGATCTTTCATTTTTACGCCGTATTTTTCATCTATCTTCAATGTATAATCATGTTTATCATTAAAAGTAACATTGACATCTTCTAAAGAAAGATTATATTTTGTAACGTGATTACAATCAACATCACTACCATGTTGTAAATTTAATTCAACTACTTCACCAACTGATTTTGATCTGAGTTTTAAAAACAAATACTCAACATCATATGAAGCAAGTTTTGTTAAATCTACATCAGGAGTTAAAATACAATTTTCAAGAACAGATAGAATAGCGCCTTCGATTCCTTTTTCGTCTTCACCTTCTAACGCCATATAAAGAATTTTTTCTTCTTTAACAAGAAATGGTCTGAATTTAATCTTCTTTTTCGTTGAAGGGATCATTGTTTCAAATTCAGGTGTAACTAGCTTTGGTAAAGCCATGATATAATCTCCATGTTATATTATATTAAAATATTTTTGGTAACCCAGTAAATGCAATTTTACGACCAGTAATGTTTTTTAATTTCCCACCAATAAATTGTTTTGCTTTATTTTTTGCTTGATTTTTAATTGCTCCGGGACTAAAAGGAATATCAAAGGGCAATCCACCAATTTGTATTCCATCAAGACCAATACGCAACTGTGTTCCAAGTTTCGATTGATTTCTTTCTTCAAAATATCTATATGCCATTGTAACATTTAACATTTGCATTTCGGAAGAATTCCAGTTGTAACTTTGGGCGGCAACAGTTAATGGATAACTATCAATGAGGTCAATTGCATATGTTTTAAATCCGTTTTGATCTAACTGATATAAAGTAAACCCTTTTTTACAAACATAATCGTTGTAATAACCAATATCAAATTCAGTCGTTCTAAAATTACTGTCTAGCCCTGAATTTCGATGAAACCCGCCAATCAAATCTTGCCAACGCATAAAGAATTCACGTTCTCTTAAATCTGGACTACAAATAATTTGAATATCTATCGGGATGTAATTTATCTGCCCACCTATTTTATAAGGTGCGCCATAGTCTTTGTATGTTATGTCAGTTACAAATCTACCTGGGAATGTAGCAGAACTGACTCGAAGAAGTAATGAACTTGACAATCCAAAACTGCTGCCAACTTTTGATAAAACGTCTCCACCAATCTCAACTTCAAAGTTACTGGATTTTGCAAAACCTAAACCGCCAATTTCAGCAGTAAATGCGTCAATATCAAATGCCATCTTATCTTCCTTATACCATTGCTCTTGAGTCACGCCAAACTTTTGACTTGGAACTCTTTTCGAAACGCTCTAGTGGTAAGAACAATGCTGTATCCCAGTCTGTAGAACTAATCTCTAAAAAACGACCACGCACATGTTGATTTAAATACATTTTAAATGTCGGCTTGTAATACTTGCTGACGCTTTTCAATATATTATAGCTGAGTTTCAATTTAGTTGAATCATCGTATTTGCTATTTGTCGTTAAATTATATAAAGCATCCATCAGTTTCGCACGAAGTGGTAGTGGTAAATAATGCAAATTGATGCCATGAAACCCACCAGGAACATTCTGCACCTTAAAGATTAACGGAAACGTATCGTAATATGGTAGCGTCTTCTTATGTTTTGGATCATAACCAAACAAATACATCTTTCCAATAGCGGCTCGATTCTTCAGTTGTGTACGATCCTCTTTCATTAATGACTCAGGTGTTACTGATGTTTTCTTTGCTTCTTTTCGAAACCATTCACGAGCAGCATTAGTTCGAGCAGGAATCTGACCAGCACGAACACCTTTTGCTAAAATAGAATCAAATGTATATGCAACCAAAGTAAATCTCCTTTTACTTATTTATAATAGATTCACTTGATTCCAAGTTCACTCTCCGTAAGTATTATAAACTTGTAATTACGGTCTTTACACCATTCAATTGCTGCATCCCATTTATATCGATTGACTGCATATGTCTTGACTTCGTTGATATACTTACGAGTCATTCTCTTTTGAATACGTGGTTCTTTTGTTTGTGCTGATGGTTTAATCTCAACAATCCACTCTTCAATACCTTTGTTTGTTTTTATTTTAAGATATACATCTGGAAAGTAACGATGCATCTTACCATCGATTGGGCTTCGATATGGTATAACATGCTCTTCGCTTGACCATTGAAGAACGATATCCGTATAGTCACACCACTTGAAATACTTTAATTCCCATGATGATCTATATTGAATATTCGTTGGGTCTCCTCTATACTTATGAGGATTATGTGGTATATATCTGCCTTTGATGGTTTTCATTATAAATATACAAAACAGTTTCTAGTTAAGGATATTTATAGATGGTTAGACCATTACCTCCAAAATTCGACAAGGGTAATTCTACAAGGCAAAATAGATCAGATCTTTCTTCCGCCTTAGAAAAACAAGAAAAATCAACTTTTTTTCCACGTAATATAGTAGAATTAGATCATTGGATGGCTTTTAGAATAAACCAACATAAATTACTGAAGAAAAACGATTTTCCATTTTCAGAAGATATTCATAGAATATTTTTACCATTGCCGTTACAGTTGTCAACTGCATACAATCAAAGTTATGACTCTGGTGGAATTGGAGCTCCTGGTGCTGCTCTAGCTGGACTCGCTCCAAAAGTAGAAAGCGCCATTACCTCAATGGTTTCAAATATTCAAAATGGTGGAAATAAAAGAGATGCGGTTCAAGGAGCTACTAAAAATGCATTTGATTCTGTTGGTGGAATTGGTGGATTATTAAAAGAAGGCGGAGCTGCTCTTGCAGCAGGAGTTATTAAATCAGCAGCAGAATCTCTTCCCGGAGGTAAAGGTGCTTTAGGTGGTATTGGCATTTCAGTTAATCCATATCTTGCTATGATATATTCATCACCAGAACTACGACAACATCAGTTTAGTTGGAAATTAGTTGCTAAAGACTATACCGAATCTTTAGCAATTTATAAAATTATAACATTATTTAAATATTATTCTGCTCCTGATGTAAGTTCTAAACTTGGAGCATTGTCAAAACATCTTCTTGAATATCCACAACAGTTTGATGTTGATTTTCATCATGACGAATATCTTTATAACATTGGACCAAGTGTATTAACATCTATGTCAGTCAACTATCATCCAGATGGCGTATTATATCATTTTAAAGAAAGTGATACAAGACCAGACGGCACTGGTGGAACTAAAACAGAAAAACTTCCCGTTGCTGTTGAATTGTCAATCACATTACAAGAAACTTCTATTATTACTAAAAAAGAAATTAATGAGCAACATAGGTAAAAAAAATGACATTCTTTTTCGAAAATCACCCAAGAATATCCTATGATGTTCAAAAGAATGGTATTTCTCATACTGTTCAGAATCCTCTCGTGCGATTCAAAATTCAAGAATTGTTAAAGAGTAGATCGGCTTTATATTACACACATGACATTGAGGAAGGTCAAAGCATAGAATTTATTGCTGATAGATATTATGGGGATTCAACACTCGACTGGGTAATCTATATTGTCAATGATATTATTGATCCCCAATATGATTTACCAATGGACTATCAACAGTTCGTTGCGTATGTTAAATCAAAGTATGGTTCAGTTGAATCTGCATTGAATACAGTGCATCATTATGAGCATATTATCCAAATACAGTCTGTGTTATTTGATGGCACGATTGTTCCAGAAAGGGTAATTGTTGTTGATCAAACGACGTACAATACTCTTGTTTCTACAGAAAGGCGTGAAGTATCAAACTATACATATGAAGAAAGATTAAATGAATCCAAACGGACAATTAAAGTTCTTCATACAGATTATCTCGGTCAGTTTTTAGATGAAGCAGAAAGAATTTTTGAATAATGGAATATACACCTGGTGATATCGAATTAAAAAATATTACATTGTATAATTATCGTGGTAATTTCAATGAAATACAAAATATTACACAAGAGTTTAGCATTTTCCATGATTTGATGGACAATGGTATTTATTGTGAATTATACATTCTTGATGGCAACGGAATTGTTGAAATGTTACCGATTATCGGTGACGAACTTTTAGTTATTAATTTTAGAACTCCTACTTTTGATAAAGTAAGATCATATATTTTCAGAGTTTATAAAATAGACAATAAAACAAAATCAAACGAAAGAACGGATGGATATGTTCTTTACGGAGTTTCTCAAGAAATATTAAATAATAATAGAAAATCTGTAAATAAATCATACACAAACCTTCCAGCATCTTCTATTGTTAAAAACATTTACAATGAATATTTAAAACCAAACGAACAAGATTTTTTTATTGTGAAAAAGAAATCTCTTTATGTACAAGACACATTAGATAATCATCATGTAGTTTTTCCTGGTGAAAAACCATTCACAGCAATCAATACAATGTGTATGGAAGCAAAGGTGAGAAATAATGGTAAACTTACTCAATACGATTTTATTAATAAAAAAATAAGTGAAGAAGAATATTTTGATAATAGTGAAGCATCTAACTTCATATTCTATGAAAGTTATGATGGATGGCATTTTAAAACCATTGATAGTTTACTTTCTCAAGAACCAGTGGATAATTATTATTTTACCAATGCCAGAATTGAAGATAAAAATGAAGGTCAAGAAACAATCAAACCATATCAAATTATTAGTGATTTGAGTTATGAGAAACAATTTGATACACTTGAGAATATGGAAACTGGTTTATACTTTCATAAAGTAGAAACTATTGATCCAATTACAAAACGATTTACAACAGATGTTTTTACATATGATAAAGATAGAAAAAAAATTAGTCATTTAGAAAAAGATAAAAATTTATTTTCAAAAAAATCTATTTTTAAAAATTATACCGACACATCTTTGAGTTATTATATGCAGTCTAACATTGGCGAAAATTATAATAAAGCATCATATTTGTCAAGTGCTATTAGTACCGACCCACAAATTCGTAATCCAAGATATTTACACAGTTTTTTTAAATATGAAATTGTGTCAAGAATTCAATTAAATAATATTGTATTAAGTATTGGAATTCCTGGTAATACAGATATTGAAGTTGGTCAAGTAGTAAACATTCATATACCACAAAATTCTGGTGTTGAAGAATATAAAAGAAAAACAAATATATTATATGGAACGAAGTTTTTTATTACTGCTGTAAGACATACTTATAATAAAGTGGATAACAATTTCTTCACTGTATTTGAAGCAGTAAAGGATACATATGCAAAGGATGTTGTTGAAGAGACTCGTGATATAATTGATGAGGATGAATAATGAAGAATCTTGGTGAACAGTTTATCTGGTGGTATGGAGTTGTAGAGGATCGTGCTGATCCTCTTGAACTTGGTCGTGTGCGTGTCCGCTGTTATGGTTGGCATACAGACAATCTTGATGACCTTCCAACAAAAGACTTACCATGGGCACAACCAGTTCAAGATATCACATCTGCTGCAATTAGCGGTATTGGTAAGAGCGCGACTGGTATTGTAGAAGGTACATGGGTTGTTGGTTTCTTTGCTGATGGTGAAGAAGCACAAAGACCGATTGTTATGGGAACACTTGCTGGTATTCCAACAGACATTGGTACCGATGGATTCAGTGACCCAAAAGGTAACTATCCAAAACTTGATAGTTTGTTCCAACCTGACACACCAAGACTTGCCAGAAACTCAAAG